TCATCGTAGAAATCATATGTGAACTTCCAGTCAATGAACTTTAATATGCCGTTCTCAGTCGTTACTAAGTCTACTGTGAAAGCATATACAAAGTCTGGAAATTCTAGTCTATATTCTTGTTCAACAGCTTCTATAGTCCATTGAGAAATACGATCCTCGTACCAATCAAGAAAACCATTGGTAAGGATATTAACCTCTGTAGCGATTATCGGATCCGTAGTTTTTAATAAATCAATATTATGTTTTGACATGGCAGATCTACTTCTACCATTAGAGAAATAAACGGCTAAAGCACCATGACCTGATATACCACGAGTTAAAGCGTTAGACATTTTACGTTTTACTAGACGTTCACCAAATGCATAGTAATGACGACGTTGACATAAACCAAAAGAATCAACTTCAGAATGAGAGAGGACTGGTAAGTTCGTCATATGGAACCTTACCTGTTAGAATAAATTCCTGAATAATTTTTGCATCTCTTAACATTGTGTTAACATCTTCGTGATTAATGCCTAATGAATACTGAACACAACGATCTCTAAGAACTGGATCTGGTATTGCTTGAACAGGATCTGGAATTACCTGATCAGAAGGAACATGTCCTGAGAAATCAGTAGGATCCTGACTCATGATAGTAAATTCCTAATGGTTACATTTTCAAACTTCTTGTATGCATCCAGATAAGCTTCGTTCTTATCTCCGTTGTACGTTACTTCGTAGTACATACCATCAGGTAACGTTGTACTAACTAGTGCTTTCCAGTTCTGAAGAGTCTTACTAAACCAAACCACATAAACTTCATCAACAGAGAATGTTACGTGGTCTGTTACATCTAGATAATCTTTAACATAATCAAATACAATACTACGTGCAACATACTGCCTATTACTAATTTCGTCTGTTGCATTCATTCTATTTCAATCCTATTCGCTGGATTAGTCTTCCAATAAACTTCATGCTCTAGAACTTCAAGGTCCGATGCTTGTGTGATTGGATCGTGTGTTTTCCATTTCTCTGACCCAAAGAATTCTTCATAAATCGGGTCATTCCTAGTATGCCAACGATTGTGACAAGGGCTACAAATCCTGTGAACATTCGTACTCTCATTGTTGAGAGTGTTTTTGTCAGGGCCATGATGCCTATTAACAGCGTTGTTACCTGGACAGCCGATAATAGGAAATACGCCACCACCTGCTTCTTTAAGACTAGCCCATTCACAAACCATATCTTCTGTAAGCGGATATAGTACGGCTGCTCTTTTACGTCCAGTAGATTTGGGATCGTTAACATCAATGTCTGCTTTAAGCGCACGTTTCTCTGAATCTTTGACTAGAGAGCTAAATTGGACTTGTTCACAACAACATTCAAACTCTGAAACTTTATTGATACACTCGTAATGAAAATCCGCTACACAGGCGATGCAGATATTTGGTTCAATTAACATAGTAACTCCAGAAATGCAGAAGGGCTCCAAGGATATCCCAGTCCCTGGAGCCCTTCCTACTTCCCTCTGAAGGGAAGATCTCTGGCAAGGCTACTGTGGTTCGCTGCTTCACCTTGCGTTCTGAAGCAAGTAAACCACAGTTGGGACCTATATGCAAGTTATCTCAGACAGAAGGTGGAGGAGCAGGAGGCGCTAGCTTGGCTGCAATGGCATTCACTAGTGCATTCTGATCGAATACAGGAACAGATGTAAGCGTTGCTGCGTTAACAACAGGAAGATTATTATAATCTTGTCCTGTAATAACACAAAGTCCTTGTGCAGTTGCAGGGTTAGTAACCCAGGTTACAGAATGTCCTGGAATTACGAGAAATACTTTATTATCACCGACGTGTCTTACGATTCGCATGTTAACATCCTCAGGTATGATTTCTAATCCTGCACTATTAACGATATCATTAGCTCTACGAAGTAATTCTGGAATCTGAGCTACTCGTGAATCACACGGACACTCGTGACCATTAGGATTCCAACCTGGGAATTGTTTATGATAGCCGACTCCGTGACCATGAGACCCTGTAGCGAGAACTAATTTTGTTCCATGTACCTCATGATGCCAGGCTAGAAACTCTGCAAGTTCTTTTAATTGAATGTCATTCCAACCTGAATCATTACAGGTTCCTTGAGTTTCTACAGAATTGAAACCATATCGTTTACCATCTGAGCCAATCCAAGAATTACCATCAGCATTGGCATCAGCTTCATTAGTAGTGTCTCTGAACTGCTCCCAATTACCTTGCTTGTTTACAAAGAGAGTAGATTCAATACCGCCACTAGGTCCATTGAAGTATTCATATAGAGAAGATGCATTACCTCCATCTATGTGCAAAATAACACCTACTGGAATAATTACAGGATCATTTGAAAGCCCTGTTACAGGTAACCATCTAGCTTTCGGATATCTGGCCACTAGTCTCCTTAGGCCATGGTAGTTCTCCGATTAATATTTTTCTGTGGTTATCAGAACACCAATCCTCATATCTGAAGATTATTGGTTTATCTAGCTCTTCTTTTCCACAAACCTTACACTGAAATCCGTAGTTGACCATTCGCTACACGGGCCATTCTTTCAGCAGAAGTTTCGACAGGTCCTTCTAGAACTACAATAACTGGATTTAGAATCTCAGTACCTACTGATTCAGCATATGCTTCAAAAATTGTCAATAGAGTAGAGAATTGTCGTCGTTCCATTAAATTAAACCAGAGAAATTTATTCTGCTTGAACAGTGTATCGACTAACATCGTAACCCTTTACCGTATAGTAGTCAAGTGGTATACACTACTTCATGAATATTATATTGTTGTAGAAGATTCCAACATTGGTTACATGGTCTAGACAGCCTAGGAATGTTTTGCTTATTTACTCTAGCAACGTAAATTGTAGCTCTATAAGGTATTTTGTACTGTAGTTTACGAATAGCATCGAACTCTGCATGGTAACTAGCACCTGTTAAAACTTCAGGATACCTTAAGTTAAGTGGACTATTACGATCCTTATTAACCCCTGTAGCGAGAACATTACCTGCAACTACAATTACAGCTCCATGCTTTTGACGACACCTAGATGTCCTCGCTACAGACTTGGCTATCTCTAGAAATCTTTGTTCTCGGCGACTAAGTCCCGAGACCGTCTCCTTTGATCCCACTCACTTTAGTCCTCTTCTGGTAGAAGATTTAGTAGGCCGGATGCAATTCTTTTAACTTCAGAAATTGTACCGGCCTTTTGAACAATTTTTGTCAGTTCAGAAGAATGAGTAATAGTTTTAGGTAGAAAATCTTTTTGAGAGTAAGTAGAAGTTTCTGGTTCAGTAGTTTGATGCTCTAGTTTTTGAACAGATATATTAATAACATATTCATAACTAATTTTCATATTCAACCCTTAAAGATGTTATCCCATTCATTTGTAGGAGCATAACCTGAAGGAGTGTTATACATACCGTGAGGCTTATCTACTTTAGTAGATTTAGGTACTCCTAATTGATCAGGAAAAAGCACTAAACCTATAGCCAATACAATTACACATACACAGAATGTAAGAACCCCTGTTACTATCCACTTCATTTTTGTTCCCTAAGTTTATTACACTTTTTACACCAATGCCAAGTAGCTTTAGCTCTAGGTGCAGAGATCGTTATTTTATGACCACAAGAAAGTATTCTATCTAAAGCATTCATATTTCGTAGAAACCTCCTCTATCGTATGTCTCTCTTATATCAGTATAATCTAGTATAGAGAGATATACAAAAGGTCTCATAAACATAACTCTAAATTGAAGAGTCATGTCCTCCACGTACTTGATTAGCATCTAAATCACCAGTCAATTCAGTAATTCTTTTATCACAGAAGTCTCTAATATAAGAGAATATTAGAAGATTTGTTTCGTCATCTGAACCGAACGTATCTGCCTCTACTGCTGAAGCTTTCGCTGCAGGATTATATTCGACAACAAGAATAGCTGCAATTACTGTTCCATTATCTGATCTAGCTAATACATCACTGGGAGTTGTTCTACGTACTTTCATCGGCCGCCCTCAATACTACCGTCTAAAGTGTCTCCAGTTATTTCCATTACTTCTTCATCACTATCTTCTGGACCAAAAATCATTTCTTTATTTTTCCTATCATGGAACGAAGTCTAGCCATGTTATCTACTGCGTTACCTTGGTAATTAAATTCAGATTTCTTTTCTTTAACCGGTTCTTTCTTATCTTCAGTAGAACTGTCTACTTTTCCAGTCGGCTCAGATTCAGTGGACGAATGCTGAAACGCTTCTGGAACATTAGCATATAATGCTTTAAGATAAGCTTGTGCAGACTTCTCTGTAGGATATTCCGGACCTTTAGCTTGTCCTGTCTCTGAGTTAACTACCTGAAACTTCTTTCCGTGTTTCTTTACTTCCCAAGGCATCTTTTAAATCCCTCTCAAATTGGTAGTTAATTTCTTCATCTAATTCCGCTACAAGGCAATTAACTTCATTATGAGACATACTATCGCAATAGTTACAGTAAGGTCCTACCATTTCATATCACACCAACAACATTCATCATGAGTCCAAGAATGATTACAATGATGTCCACATGCTTTACGGGAATCTGCACAACCTAATTCGTTATCAACAAAAATCCCGCATGATGCACATTCTTCTTGAAGTTCATCATCAATCATAAGGACCTTCATTTCTGATATCCAAAATAATATCTTCTGCTATACGTTGAATCCTAACTATTTCGACTTTACATTCTTTTTGAGTATGCGAAAGATTTAATCCACATAGAAGGCATTCGTACATCATACTACCAACTTAAACTCTTAACTACATACAATTTTTCTGTGTGGATGCAAGTTCATCCAGACTAACAACTCTATCAGCGTTCTCTGTATAATACTTAAGTAGAGGTTGCATTGCTGGCTTACGTGTCATCTCTTTGGCTTCCTCTTACCCTTAACAATTAGGGACTTCTTCCCCTCTTTACGAACCCTTCTACTTGGAGAGCCGGACGTGGGATCATTATGAACCTTACCGGCTCGTTTACCCTCTTCAACGAAGTAAACCATGTTATCCCTCACAACGACTAAAATGTCTAACAATAGGATCTAAAAGTTCGCTTAGTTTCACTGGCATATGTGATTCTTGTTGTGTTAAAACTTCTCTGCACTTTGGACAGTATATTTCTAGTATTCCTTCTACATCGTAGAGTGCAAATCCAAGATATTTCTCTCTTAGTTCTGAGCTTAATAACATTTAGTCTCCATCTTCTGATTTACAGTCAATACAATCCAAACAAATAGAGTATTCAAAAATTGTAGTACTGCAATCATGATAGATACATTGACAGGTACCTGTAGCACCAATTTTTAGAATCAATCCGGACACTTCCCTGCTATATGTTTAATAAATGGGTTACCACATATGGGGCAAAGAAATAAGTCACCTCTTCCTCCACCAGTAGGTGGACCCCAATCTTTAGCTGTCATTAATAGTCCTACTATTACAACTGCCGCTACAGTGATAAATACTAACATGCTCCCCGAGTAGGACTCGAACCTACAACTAGCGCATTAACAGTGCGGTACTCTGCCGTTGAGTTATCGGGGAAAGGAAGGGACTTTTTGTATGCTAGGTTGGACTGTACAGTTGTCCTCTTCAACCGGACTTATTGTTTACCGGCTAGCTTTTGTCTGTCCGCTTTCTAAGGTAAATGCCTTAGTGCGTCACAGGAGAATCCTGGACTGCGACCTCCATATTCTCTGTCCCTTATAAAGTCCCGATAGTCCCCGCAGTAGGACACCGAGAAACATTTGTCAGTTGTCATCCCATGAGGCGACTGACAGCTACCTCTATTATAGTTGGGCGACTTCACGTAGGATTAGTCAGGACATGTTAATTTTGCTCCTGAATTATACGATCTAATCCTACCGCACCGAGCTTAAGTTCTCATCTATCTCTAGACCTAGAATTGTGTTTTGTCTGATCTCTTTCGAGTGTCTAGAGGCCCTCGCTTTATAATAGATCTGCTCGGTCAGGATGTTATTTACTAAATACGTTGGTGAAGAATAGAATCATGAATGCTATGGTATAACAAATCATGAAGATAATCCACCAGTCGTCTGAGCCTTTATTAGGATTTGTCATGGCTTGTCAACGCACTTACCGTTAGTCCAGACTTTTCCAGCTTTTGAGCAATTCTCTGGCGAACTACTAGCATAAATTACTGGTGCGAACAAAGCCAGAGCAAGAATAACAAATAAAATTACGATCCATCCAGGGATCTTACCCATTACCTCCATTACCTCCATTTCTATTATTAGCAGCATAAACTATTACAATAGCTATGAGAACAATTACGATCCAAATAGTCCAAAAGTCCATTTACTAATAATTTCTACTTAGTCCTGCATTTTTGTCTTTTGACTTACCTTTAAGAGTAAAACCTTCCCAGGTCATTAGACGATCTCCCCATTATGCATAGCTTCTAGTAGATTACTTGCCATTGATTCAACACCTGCTACAATATCAGCTTTCTCAGCGTTTAGATTTTCCATCCAGGTATCGATTGTTCCTTCGATATTTAGAATATGGACAGTAGTTTCTTCTGTACCGGAGAAACTTTCAACACGAGCCCATGCTTGTTCATTCTTCCCCGGATTCCATTCTTTATCGAGAGCAATGACATGAGTCGCTGCACTGAAGTTGAGTCCAACTCCACCAGTCTTATAGTTACAGCATACAACTTGCCATCTTGGGTCGGAATTATCTCTACTTCCATCAAAATCCGCCTTGATTTGCTCTCGTAGGTATTCTGGAGTATCTCCATCGAAAACTACTGCACTAATTCCTTGTGCATTAAGCTTTTCACTAAGCGCGTGTAGTGGACCTTTGAATTGACTAAAGACTACTGCCCTATCTCCAGTAGACATCCCATCCTGACATATCTCTCCTAATAGTTCAAGAGATTTGTCTATCTTAATGCTCTCGGTAGTATCATCCGCTACAGAGAAAATTATGTCACCCTTACCATCTTTCATGGTAATACCAGCTGGCCAGACATTAGCCTGCCTCTTACGGAGGATGACTGTAATAGTTGCAATCATCTCCATTTTTCTTTCTGTACTTTCGAGAATAATCTGAGCGTGCTTACTAATCTGCTGGATGATACGCCATTGGTTCGGGTAATTTTCCATTAGTTCTGTAATTGGAATATTATGGTATTGAATCTCTTGCTTAGGAATTGTTACACCTGCTGCCTTACGGTCTCGTGCAATATATCTTCCTGCAAGATGTTGTTCTAGTTGAACTAGTGCACCAGGTCGGAATTCCCACTTATTATTAAACCTATTCCGATTACAATAGAGATTAAGATAAACTTGCTTATCGTAGAAGATTTCCGGGAGAATAAGATTAAGTAGTGGAAAGAGTTCTTCTGGCCTATTAAGAATAGGTGTTCCTGTCATCGGGATTACGTTCTTAACAGACCTTCTATTTTCTACTTCCCACTTATGTTCTCTACTCCTGCTATCCCAAGTACATTCATCGCACTGCATATAATGTTCGTACTTACTAGCAGAATACTCGCTCACTGCGCCGCTACAGAGTGGGCAGCAATTCTCTGCAAAAACGATGCTAGAGATTCCCTTAAAAGCATCTGTCGAAGTATTCTTAATTGCATGTGCCTCATCTAGAATTACCGTATCGAATCGAAGTCTAACCAAATCTTCAACGAGACTCTTATCCCTGCGCCAGGCTTCGTAGTTCATCAAAACAACGAATTCTTTCGTTCTCTTCAGAATCATAATTGTTGCTTCGCGTTGACCCTTAGAGAACTTATACATTGTTACTGCAGATCTATGTGGTGCCCATCTATGTACTTCTCTGGCAAAGTTAGTTACAACATCTGCCGGTGCAACAATCAAAACTCTCTGACTCTGTAACATATCGCAGGTAATTAAACTTGTCAGAGTTTTTCCTAGCCGCATTTTATCTGCGAGAATACCTCGTCGAACATTTGCTAGAAGATGCGCTCCATCTAATTGGTGAGTAAGAGCAAATTCTCTCCAAGCAAATCCTGCACTTATCTTTTCAAATTCTAGTCGACGTTCCTCGAACTCTCTCTTCTGTCGTTCTCTATCTAGTGCGAGTTTAAGCTTCTTCTCCAGATTAGAAATCTCGGATTCAATTTCCCGAAGTCTACGTCTAGTATCAAATATTCCTTCTTCGATTTCACCCCGCTCTGTAGCGAGTTTATCTATGTGCTCTTGCATTTCTTTACGAATTCTGCGAATCTCTGCATTAAGGAAATCTACACGATCTGTTTCTTTCTGAATTCCTTCCCGGAGAGAGAGCTCTTCCTTCTTTAGAAGGCAGAGCTCTTCCGAGATAATTTCGCTATCAGATCTTAGAGATTGCTCTGCCTTCTCGAAAGAAAAAACTCCCATTTTACTCGTTATCCTTCACTTATCTTTTCAAATTCATTCAATAATAAGTCTTCAGTATCAACGTCACCGCGCCGGGTATCGTAGGAGAGTCTACTAGCTAGTTCTGCAATTCCAGCAGCCATACCAATAAGATTCTTAAGCCATTTATCGTCTATAATTTCTTTGTAATTATCAGTCTCAAAGAGATAGGATAGATTCTTTATTACGTTAGATAATAGATTGAATAACTCTTTATAAGAAAGTTCTCCAACTGTTTTAGTAAAGTTAGATTCTAATCCTTTATCTAGAAGTTGGTTAAAGTCACTTGCTGTAAAGTTATTCTGTCCCGCTACAGAGGACGTCTTCCCTTTAATGGGAACTACTATATCTAACATTGCAGAAAATGCAACACGATCTGTAGTAGAAGGAGTATAGCGGCCAAACATATCTTTACGAAATGCATTCCTATTAAGGAGTCTCCCTAGACCATTCTTATTAATTCCAAAGATGTCTTCTAATTCCCCTGAAGTTAATCCTTTGGGAGCTTGCATTAGTATATCGAATATATCATAAACGGTGACAGTGTATCTTGGGTGGGTACGCGGTATTTGGGGTGGTATGGGCGAAGTGGTCACTGTGTCCTCATATGTCCGAATCGGTTACCGGGTGATGGGTACAGTAACATTTTGCTCGGTTTACCGTCTACCGTAGTCGGTAATTGGGCCTCTGACCTGCACGTTTACCGTGCGCGGGGTACGGTTACCAAGATCAACAGGGATATATATAGATCTCTGAAAAGGTCGTTAGTACCTTTTCAAGATCTATATATACTTATCCCACAATATTAAAAAATTAATAATTTAATTTTTTTCTTTTAGAAATGAAAACAATGGAAAAATTAAAGAATCATACTCAGGACTTAAAATTTAATAGTATCATTAAAAACACTATTTTAAATAAGATTTAAATAAATCACTAAGATTTAAATAAATCACTCTGTAGCGAGAAATTTTAATCCTGGGATATAGGATTTTATAATTCATCGACTATATCCCAGGAAGCTTTGAGAAATTCACTATGGAATTTTCAAAATTCGAGAGATTCGCGGTGCCATCAACTGTTTTCCGTGAATCAATTAATCGAAAAGAATTCTGAATTAAGTCCAGCCCAGAATTTCTTTCGCGATCAATACGAGAAATCTACCATACGGTGCGGCGAGCTGTCAATAGGCACAAATTGGACATTTGGTACACATAGGATAAATGGCGCGGTATGTTTCCATGCAGGCATTAAATATAGGCAAAAATATATCCAGGCCCTAAGTAAGCGACCCGGATATATTTTCCGATATCAGCTGGGAACTACCTCGATCTGGTAAGTAGCCGGGGTGTTGCCAGCAACTGCGAAGATAAAATCGACAGTCTTACCGGACAGAGTGCTAAGATCTGTAGTTCCCGCAGCGTCGAACATTGGAGACTGAAGATCTTTAGCTGAAATAGAAACCCCCTTGTGATTCTTAACCAGGAGCTGAGAGAGAACTGTTAGATTAGAAACCCGGACCTTAGGATCGGTTGGAGTCTTACCATCTTTCTCCACGAAAACGTCAATGTAAGTATCTGATCCAGCAACTCTGTACTTGATAGAAGTAAATCTCGGGCGAGGAATTCCGGTAGTAGAAGCTCCTCCACGTCCAGTTCCAGGAGCAGATTTCACATCGGGAATGTCCTTTAGAACTTCTTCTGCACCAGGCATAGATGCCAGTGTCTTACGCATGTCCCGTGCTTGCCCTGCTACAGCCTTGTAGGCCGCTGTGGTGGCCTCTACGTCGACAGGGGTCGTATCGACCATGCCATTTTCGACGATGTAAGACTCAATTTTCTTCTGCATTGCGAGAATTTCATTATTCGCAGCGTCGAACCATGCACGGAACTTCAGGATTTCAGTATCTTCAGTTTCAACGTCATCTCGAATTTCGTGAAGTAGCGATTGAGAATTACCGGCTGAAATTAGCAGGTCAGCCTTGTTATTAGCGTCCTTGACAAGCTCAAGCAGAACTTCTGCACCAGCTGAGAGGAACGATCCGAAATCAGCCATTGTGACTCACCTTCCGGTTCTGTAGCGGGATCTTGGGTGTCCCGCTGACTTGATATTGAGAACACTACGCCTATCCCTGGGATATGTCAACTCTCAGAGCCGTTATGCGGTGCGGCAGGATTGATTGTGCGGCTCTGCGCGAGGTCTGTTTCCATGCAGCCTAAGAAAAAAGGCCCGATTTCTCGGGCCAATTTTCAGGTCAAGTTCCAGGAGAGTGAATGAAGCCATGCCATTTCAGCCAGCGCTCTCCAGGTTCTCCGTCCATTTCTCTAGGGATATAAAGCATATCTTCTGCTCTGAGTTCATCGACATGCTTAGCCATTATTCCCACCACTTCTTAGAGACGGAATCGAGTTGACCATTGTCGTTAGTTAGTTCGGTGTATAGATCTGTGCTCTCAGACCAGAAGAATACTCTCCACATCCATAGGTTACGCCAGGATACGTAGGTAATAACTATTCCAGACTGAGGATCATCCTGACTCGGGACAGTAAACATAGCTGAGTCTGGTCCTACATGCACGAGGTTCATGATGACTCCTGTGTCTTGGCCCGAACTAACCTTGCGTCTATAGACTACCCCTCATTCTAGGATATGTCAATTCTAAGAGGCCGAGATGATGTTGTAAGGTTTTTACGCGCGGACTTTGTTTCCATTATAGTATCTATGACTAACTATCTATTATAATTGATAGTATACTAATCTATAGCTAATTATCCATCATAATTGATAGTATACTAATCTATTATAATCTACTTGACTAATTGGTATTAGACTGTCAGAATCTTCTTATGAAAGAGAATCAGAATCCTTTCCTTTTAGCTAGGAAAGAACTTCATTTAACTCAATCCTCTGTAGCGGCCCTTTGTAATATACAACGTCATGTAGTAATACGTACTGAACAAGGCCTTTATGAAACCCCTTCTCCTAAGCTTTGCACTGTTCTAGAATTAGACTATCTCCCCACTGTAGCGGCCTATCATAAATGGCGTATCTACTCCAGAGTACAAAATAGTGAAAAAATAAGAAATTACTTTTCTTTATATTTAGCTGCGGATATAAGGTATACTAATATTCATCCTCATATAGTATTCCGTGAAATTAACAATATTTCGTCTATAGGACTTTGTATACTAATTAAATTTCAACATTCTCTACTTAATAAATATGAGAATGGGAAAGAAACTAAATTCCCTTCCCTATTAGAAAGGGCTTATCTTGACTGCGGAATTTCCCTTCGACGACTCTCCGACTGTGAATCCCGATTCGGAAGAACTTTTATCTCCTAAAACTCTTACTTGTTTAAATGCTGCTTATTTATACTATCTTAGTAGACGCCGTATACCGAAACCAGCGGAAATTTACGATTTGCATGAGAATGTCTTTTCATCGGCGCTGGAAGTTGCGACGATTTTCGATTCACGAGAATTTAAGCGGGCAATACATATTCGGGGAGTTCCCTGGGCTAGACCCAAAGGGCTTACAAACGAACAAATGTACGCTATAGCTTTTGTTACGGACGTTACACAAAACGGAAGTTTAGCGGGGCGGTTACGGAAATTAGGGATAACCGGGAGCAGATGGAGAGCTTGGTTGAGAGAACCGGAATTCCGGAGTACTTTCAACTCTGTAGCGAACCAATTATTTGAAGATAACTTTCATGAAGTAGAAAGAGGGCTTTTTAATAGCGCAACTAAAGGAGATATTACAGCAATAAAGTTTGCATACGAAATAACGGGCCGGTGGGATCCGAATGCGAAGAACGCAATGGATGTTGCGGCAGTATTAGGAAGAGTTGTAGAAATTATCTCGAAACACGTGACAGATCCTACAACACTCCTTAAGATAGCAGGAGAGATGGAAATGCTTTCCTCTGTTGCACTTCCAGGAGTTACAGGGAAAATAGCTCAGAAAAGCATAGAGGGTACTATTTTAGAAGTATCCCCTGTAGCGGATAATGTTAACAGCGCCTTCGAGTTTGTAAAGGAGAGAAATGGGGACTTTAACTAGTAGGTTAAAGCTTTTCAAACCTGCTGGATCGGACTCTGTTGATAGAGTCGTAGATTTGAATAATAACTGGGATATAGTAGATGTAAATACAGGTGCAATTATCTGCACTAGTTCTACTAGACCTTCTGGTGCAGCACTTTATGCAGGTCTACTGATTCATGAAACAGATACAAAATTAAGTTATGTTTATGACGGCAGTTCATTTATATTGGTTGGAATTCCAGGATTTGCGTCTCAGTCTGTTAATGGAGGTCCAGGACAAAGTTTAACTACTACACAAACTGATATTACCGGTGCAACAGTTACGTTTACGACAGTTAGACCTAATGAAAAGGTAAGATTTCAAGCTAGATATACTATACGACAAGACGCAGCATCAACAGTTAGTTCTACTATTAATTTCTTCTTAGATGGTACTGATATAGCTGGTAATACAGGAATGACATGGTTAAGTATTGCAGCATTGAATGGAATTAACTTACCACTGAGTGGTTTTGCATTAGCAACAATTGCTAGTGCAGGATCTCATACATGTAAGTTACGAGGAATTTCTTCTATAAACAGTTCATTTACTGTTGTTAACTTTAATATGTCTGTTAGTTCGGAACTGTAATGTCAGAAACTCCTTCTATTATAGACCCTTATCTTGACCAAAAAACCAAAGGTTCTAATGTTTTAGATCCTAGAGTCGTCTCTACAATACATCGTAATGATGATTTAGATGTAGCGAAAGACTCTCATCATCACAGTATTGGTGTAGGAAGTAATCAATCTGCTGCAGGTAATCATGTACATAATGGATCAGATTCACCGCAACTATTAGCTGGAATAGTATTAACTGGAGCTAAAGGTGGAAACGCTGCGCTAGCTTCTGTTTGCGCGGCTTTAGTTGTATTAGGTGCTACAGATAATACTACTGCTTAGGTCGTAGGGATTGATTTGAGAGTCAATGAAGGGCATTTTGAGCCACCCCACAGGTACGTCGAAATGAGCATCCTTAGAAAGGTGTATTAAAATGGGTATGGATAAAACTGGTAGTTTAGCCTCTGGAAAGGTTTCTTGTACTGGAGGAACTCAGCACACCTGTAGCGGATGCGGTGCTATGAAAGGTACTGATCATTCTTGTAATTGTAAGTAAGGATTATAATGGCTCGCAGACAGACTACTAAAGATACTACTCCGACAGAAATGTTACGTACTCTCTCGGAGAAATTACGTACGCAAGCTCGCGAGCCGAACATTCTTGCTTATAGGCCACATTCAAAACAACTACTCTTTCATAAGTCACCTGCGCGTAGAAGACTTTATATAGGCGGCAACCGGTCAGGTAAAACTGTTGGTGGAATTACTGAAGATATTTATTATATGAAAGGTAAACATCCTTTTAAGAAAATATTTGAGCCTCCTACGCGCGGGCGTATAGTAAGCACTGACTTCACTTACGGTATTAATCAGGTAATTATCCCTAAATTAAAACAATGGCTTCCTCCAAGTATGTTAATTAAAGGTTCTTGGTATGATTCTTATAGTTCAGAATTTAAAGAGCTAACTCTTACTAATGGTTCGACTGTTGAATTGATGACCTATGAACAGGATCCTGATAAATTTGCAGGTACTAGTAGACATTGGACTCATTATGATGAAGAGCCTCCAAAACCTATATATACAGAATGTCAGGCTCGTTTAATTGATACAGCGGGATATAGTTGGTTAACTATGACTCCGTTGGATGGCATGACTTGGGTTTACGATGAGTTATATTTACCTGGTAAAGAAGGACAAAATTCTAGTATTTTTGTCGTAGAAATTGATATTCATGAGAATCCTTACATTACCAAAGAAGCTATTGAAGAATATGTAAGCACTCTTGATGAAGATGAAAGAGTGTCTCGTGAAAAAGGTCAATTTGTTCAATTAGGTGGTAAAGTATACAAACACTTCTCAATAGAGAGACATGTCATTCCTATAGTTAATCCAAAAGAATTGAAGTCATGGGAATGGTATCGTAGCATGGACCATGGATTCAATAATCCTACGGCTTGGTTATGGCACGCTGTAGCGAAAGATGGTACTATAGTTACGTTTGCTGAACATTATGCTAGAGAACTAACTGTTCAACAACATTCTGAAATAGTACATTCGATGGATTCTGATTTAGGTAAAGAGCCGGAGTATTGTGTTGGAGATCCTGCCACTGCACAACGTCAAGGAGTTACAGGAACTTCTATCGCGGCTGAATACGCAATCAGAGGGATATTTATTACTCCAGGAAATAATGACGTACTTACAGGTGTTAACCAAATCCAATCATACTTAAATGTAAATCCTGTAACTGGTAAGCCTTATTGGCAAATAACTGAAAATTGTGTTAATCTTATTAAAGAATTACAAAGACTTAGATGGAGGACGTACTCGTCTAAAAAAGCACAGTCTCAGAATAATGCTCAAGAACAAATTCATAAGTTTAATGATCATGCAGCAGACTCTGCGAGATACTTCTTTACTTTAATGCCAGATCTTAAACCTATACCTCAACCAGTTAATAAATTAGTACCTCAAAGAAAAGCTAACGAACGTTATGATGAAGTTTTAGCTAGAATGCATTTAGATAAAGAAGAGCAGCAAATGATTGATTCCCCAACTGCTAAATGGCGTTTGGGCACAAATCCAGTGGAATGGGATTTCTAATGGCTCGTTATCCTGATTACGACAATGTAGAAGGTCGTCCTGGTGGTCCGTATCTAGATGAACTAGAAGTTTTAGCTCATGAAAAACGATGTGCAGCTGCAGAAGGACGTTTACCTGATTATCTTTCTTTAATTACTTCTGAAGGTACAGGATTCACGTATTCTCTTGGAGAGTCTGATGAATTCGATCTTCAGAAAAGTAAAGTTCCTGTTGAGGAAAGTGTACTTTCTATTAATAAGGATAGCGAATAGGCATGGAGTTACAAGGAGAACTATTACAATCTCGATTTCAATTATTGCCACGGCCTGCTGCGTCTCCAGGAAAATGTTCTGTATGTGGTGTAGTAAATCGTGAAGTAATTGATTTTGGATTAGATATAGAATTTTATGGTGCAGTAGTTATATGTACTGAATGTATGATTAGTGCATCTGCAAGACTCAATTTAGTCCCTGTAGCGGAAGTATTAATTCTGAGAGAAAAGTTAGCTCATGTTAGTAAAGCCGCACAAACTGTTCAAAGTTTATTTGATGATTGTGTGGTAGATTTCATTGAGAGAACTAATCGTCTTGAGTCTGATATTAGGAACCATTTTACTTCTTCTAATATGGATGTTAATAAGACATCAGAACAAGACAAATCGTCTGATGCAGACAATGATACAAGCTCAGTCGGAACTTCTGAACAAGACAATAACGTTGATAGCAACGAAAGACCCAATGAGTTATCAAGCAGTACAAGTGATGGATCCTCATTTAACTTCCACTGAAGAAGTAGTGGATCCGTCTGATGATGGAGAGTATGATAGACTTATAACTGAAGGGAGGTTAAGTGACTACGAAAGAGATGCCCTTGAACAACTCGGTATCGTCAGACCAGAATGGTCAGGCGGTCTTGGATAAAGTTCAGTCTGGAAAAGATGCAGATACTTTAGTTGCCTGGGTTCGAGAACAGTATTCTAATATGAAATCTGCTAGGCATAAAATACAGATTTCATGGAATTTAAATTTAGCATTTTATTATGGTAATCAATATCTTGAAGTTACACCTCTTGTTGGTGGAAAACTTATCCTTCCAAAAGCTCCTCCATATAGAGTTCGTCAAACTGTTAATAGGATTAGACCAGCAATTCGTACAGAATTAGCTAGAATTACTTCACAAAAACCTACAGCTAGTGTTATTCCTGCATCTAGTGAAGATGAAGATTTAGCTGCTGCGTATGCTGCTGAACAACTATGGGAATCTATTTCTTATAGAAATAAGTTAGATACTCAGTTTAGATTAGCTGCTTGGTGGGCGTTAATTACTGGAACTGGTTTTGTTAAAACTTGGTGGGATTCTTCTGCTAGATCAGATGATGGTTCTCCAGGTAATATTAGATATGCTGCTGTTACTCCTTATCATTTATTTGTTCCTGACCTTAGAACTTGTTTTATACAAGATCAACCGTTTATACTTAATGTTTATACTCGTACGGTAGAATCTTTACGTCAAATGTACGGTAATAAGATAAATGATATGGGTATTGTGCCTAATGTTATTGCGTCGCAAGAAATTTTAGAAGATGCTGTACTTAATTTAGCCGGCACAGGTAGATCAGAACCTGATAGTGTTTTGTGTTTTGAAATGTGGGCGAAACCAGGTGCGCATAAACTGCTTCCTGATGGCGGTTTAGTACATGTTGTTGGTCAACAAGTATTACATTGGTCTCGTCAAGGCATTCCGTATCAGCATGGTAGGTACCCATTTACTAAATTTGGTCACATACCTACAGGTAAATTTTATGATGAGTCCATAATTCTTGATTTAATGGGTCTACAGAGAGAATATAATAGAACTCGTAGTCAGATTATTGAGGCTAAAAATAGGATGGCTAAGCCTCAATTATTAGCTGCTCAAGGTTCAGTTGTTGCATCTAAGATTACTACAGAACCTGGTCAAATTATTTTTTATAAGCCCGGCCTTCCACCGCCTCAACCACTTCCGCTACAGAGTCTTCCTTCATATGTTCTTCAAGAACAGGATAGAATTCTGTTAGATATGGAAGATATATCTGGGCAGCACCAGGTTTCTCGTGGATCTGCTCCTCCTGGAGTAACTGCAGCTACAGCTATTTCCTTTTTACAAGAAAAGGATGATAGTCTTTTATCTCATACTTATGCTAATGTTGAAGAAGGTATGGAAGATATCGCATACCAAACTTTAGAATTAGTAAAACAGTATTGGGATACAGCTCGTACAGTGAAAACTGTAGGATCTGACGGTTTTTTTGATGTCATAGAATTAAAAGGTGCTGATATTTGCACAGATATACGTATGGAAGGTGGATCTGCTCTACCTACTAGTAAATCGGCGCGCCAGGCATTCTTGATGGATATGATGAAAATGGGTTTCATTCCTCCAGAAGAAGGACTGAAACTTATGGATATGGGCGGAGTTCAGAAACTTTATGCTACACTTAAAGTAGATGAATCTCAAGCTCAGCGTGAAAATATTAAAATGAAGCGTCTAGATCCTGCACAAGTTCAACAAAATATAGTGCAGCAACAAATGCTTGCAATGCAGGGCGATCCATCTATGATGGATTCAGAAACAGGAGAACCTTCAGCTCCAAGTTCTGTTATCCCAGTTAATGACTGGGATAACCATGCTGTCCATGTAGCGATTCATAATAATTTCCGTAAGTCTCAAGCATTTGAAATGCTTGATGATAGTATTAAACAAGAGTTTCAAACTCATGTTAATACTCACATGGCTGCAATTAATGATGCAATGGAACAGGTACAAGGTGCCACAGGAATAAATCCACAAGATGATAGTGGAGAAAATTCTCCTGGTGGTCTTCCTTCTAATGAAAATGTACCTCCTACTGGAGGTTTAGATAATGCTGGAATAGCTCCTCCAGATATGGAAGGAATGTCAGCTAATGGCTAATGTTGATTTAAGTGAAACTATAGGATTTGTAGACGTAAGAGCTGGACGAGGATGGTCCGGAGCTTCTTCACTTGTAGAACAAAATAATTATGATGTTGTTAATGATTTACGTGTCCGTTTAATTGCTTTAAATGCTGCTTATTACACAGCAGCTAGGTTAGATCTTATGACTAAGAACGATATGCAGTATGCTTTAAGAACTATTAGCGATGCAGCAGGTATTCGTTAAGTCTTGACTAGACCTTAATTATAAGTAATACTTATCATAGCGCCAGGGCCTTAGAGTACAGCGCAGAAGGATTATAAAATGTCTGAACCAACACTGGCAGCAAATGACGCTTCAGGAAATGAAGGAACAGAAGTTAGTTCTGGAGATATTCAGCAGACTCCATTAGAGAGAGTAACTGCGTTTTCATCCGGAACCTCTGTAGCTGGATCTACTACTCAACCAGTGTCTGGTGGACATCCTGCATGGCAAGAAATTTTAAGTTCTGTTCCAGAAACTCTTCACCCTACTATTAGACCTACTTTAGAAAAGTGGGATAAGGGTGTAGAAGAACGACTTGCTCAGGTACACTCGCAATATGAACCTGTTAAATGGCTTTTAGATAATCAAGTACCTAAAGACGCTGTTGAAGCAGGTTTGCAATTATACCAAGCGCTTGAAAATGATCCTAAGGGATTTTATGAGTATCTTTCTAATTTCCTTGGTATAAATGCTCAGGGCGGGCAGGGCCAGCCGCAAGTTCAACAACAGGATCCAAATACTGTTGATTTGGGAGAATTTGGAGAACAGCAACAGGCTGTAGATCCAAGATTCGATCAGCTTGCTCAGCAACAGCAGCAAATGATGCAGTATATGGAAGCACAGAGACAGGCTCAGGCATCACAAGAAGCTGATATCTGGTTATCCTCTAAGCAAGCCCAAGTTACTGAAAATTATCAAAAGCGTGGTATAGATCCTGATTGGGATTATATCTTAGGAGTTGCGGCAGGTAAGACTGCTGCTGGAGTTCATCCTGATAAGGCTTTTGATGAAGGTGTAGCTGCGTATGAGGCTGCTATAACTAAAATGATGACTAGACCAACTGCTAATTCTAGTGCCCCTCCTGTTTTTGCTCCCAGCGGCGGTACCCCATCAACTAATTTTGATGCATCGAAATTATCGGACTCGGATAGGCGAAAGATGATGGTGGAGATGCTCACCCAAGCTAATAAGGATTGATAATGGGCGCTACAATGACCACGGTGAGTGCTCTCACCAAGGAAATTTACGAAGGTACTCTTCGTCTTCAACTTAACGATGAAATGACCACCCTAAAACGAGTTACTCGTACTTCTGACGGCGTTACGTCAGAAGTTGGTGGTAAATATGTTACTTTTCCAATTCACGTTACTCGTAACCCTGGTATTGGTGCTCGTCTTGAAATGGAGCAACTACCTACTGCAGGTAACCAGGGAACTCTTGCAGCACGAGTCCTTCTAAAGTATCTTTATGGTGCGGTTCGCCTTTCTGGTCAGACTCTTAAACTTGCATCTAAAAATCCTCAGGCTTTTGTTTCTGCACTAGATCTTGAAATGCAGGGACTTAAGCGCGACCTTGGTGTTGACTTCAACCGTCAGGTTTATGGTAACGGTACTGGTGCTATTGCAACAATTACTACGGTAGTAACCTCCACTACTTTCGTAGTTAAATGGAATGGCGCACTTCAGATGGGTGCAATTGTTGATGTTTATGACTCAACAGGTGTAACTCAGAAAGCTACTGGTCGTACTATTACTGCAATTACCGGTACTACAGGTGTTACAATTTCTGGTGCCAACATTACTACTGCTGTTGGTGACATTATTGTTCGTACAGGTTCTGTTGGTCTTGCTACACTAGTAACTCAGCGAGAAATTACAGGATTTGGTGCAATTCTTCAGTCTTCTGGTGCTCTTTACAATGTTACTGATTCTCAGTGGACAGCTAACATTGATGCTAATGGTGGTACTAACCGCCCTCTGTCTGAGGGTCTTATGATTAATATGGTTGACACCATTCGTAGTCGTGGTGGTTTAGTTACAGCACTGTTCACCAATCTTGGTGTTCGTAGAGCTTATTTTAATCTTCTTTCTCAGCAGAGGCGATTCACTAATTCTCAGAAATTTGATGGTGGATTTAGCGGACTGGCATTTACTACTGATCAGGGTGACATTCCTATGGTAGTAGATACTCTTTGTCCTCCTAACAGTCTTAAGTTCATTAATGAAGGTGAACTTAAGATTTATCAGGAAGAAGACTGGTCTTTCATGGATGAAGATGGTTCTATGTGGATTCGTGTAACTGGTTTCGATGCTTACGACGCTACTATGTTTAAGTATTGTGAACTAGGTACCCATCGTCGTAATACTCATGGTGATCTTCAGGATCTTACAGAAGGTTAAAATAAGCCCCAAAGAAATGGGCCTGGTCCTAGTGGCCCGGCCCATTTTTTTATGTTAGGAGAGAATTATGACAATGGAATCAGTGTATTCCATAGGTTTAAAAGATGTAGATGTTCATACTTCAGGTCAAGTAACATCAGATATTGATGTAAGACCTTTAGTAGGATTGACAGTTGATTGTAATTTAAAAACATTAGTTGGAGGAACTGCCCCAACTGTTCAGTTTTGTATAGATAGAAAGCATGAATATAAAGATAATACAGGTCAAACAATAACTACTTGGGTTCAAATTGATAGCCCTGCGGCTATTTCTGTCGTATCAACTCCTCCTACAGGTTTAGTATCTATTCCTATAGGTCCAGGAATGACTAATGCTGTTCCTACAGGTAGAATTATTCGTGTTCGTTGGATTGTAACTGGTGCCCCATCTAGCGCTACAGCGGATATTTTAATTCAAGGTGAAGGTGAGTATTAATGCCTAATTTAGCAGAATTAGGTTCTGCTAATGCGTATGTTTTAGATCCTATGACAGGATATTTTATCTCTTCTGAACATCAACGCATTGCAGAACTTATAGCAGAGTACGAACCCGCACTTAGACTAGTTTGGATTCCTCCAGATCAGCGAATGCAAAATGAAGAATATCCTTTTGCTATTCTTCATTCTCCTGCAGATAGAAATCCTTATATAGTACGTAAAGTAAAACAACATGAAGTAAATTCAGAGCTTGTAGCGTGGCTTTGGATGAATGACCAGGCACGTAATGGAAAGGCTCCGCTACAGAGGATTAAAGCTATTCAAGATGCTGAACAAGCTTTAACTATGAAAAGAGTAGAAGAACAAAAAGCGGAGATGCATGATTTTGCATCTTCTGTTCTCAGAGGGAAGAACTATTATAAGCATAATGGGAAAACGTACAGTTAGGTGATTTAAATGCCACTAGGTGTAGCCACTAAAACTGTTAATGATGTGATTACCTACGTTCAGAGGCAGTTTGGCGACGAATCTGGTGCTCAGATCACTACAGCTGATATTATACGATGGATAAATGCAGCTCAACTAGATTTGGCGCTCAAGACTGAATATTCTCAGACACAAGCTACTACCCCCTCTGTAGCGGGGCAAACTCAATATTCTTTACCAGGTATAAACATTCTAACTTTAAAAGCTGTTTATTATAATAATGTTCCCTTAGAAAATAAATCATTTAATGAAGTTCAAGAAACTGTGTTAAGCAAAATACAACCTGGTAATATTGTTCAAGGTACTCCAGTTATGTGGTATGAATGGGACGATTCAATTTATCTTTGGCCTCCTCCTGCTGCATCAGATGAAACAATTACTTTATTTTGTATAGTTCAACCAGATCTTGTTACACAAGCTAGTGATTCTCTCTCTATTTTAGACTTGTATTGGCAAGCGCTTCTTCAATGGATTATGAAGGAGGCGTATGAATTAGATGATGACTTTAATGCATCTACATTTAAATCTAAACAATTAGACGGTACTCTTAACGAAATAGGCGATAGAGACTTCTCTCAGAGATATTACCCTACCATTACGATATTAGATGAGGACGCTGATGTCTAATGCCAGGTAATATGCTTAAATTAGGGCCATTCACAGGAGGTTTAAATAATTTTAGTGATCCTACATCGATCAAAGATACTGAACTCTCAGTATGCAAAAACTTTGATTACGATGTAGACGGCACTTTAATTAGTAGACCGCCAGTAGTAATAGATAGTTCAACAGGCCCTGTAGCGGGAAAAAATGTTGATATAATAGGTTATCTTATTACTACGACAGGTACAGTATATTTAATTGCCTGTAGCAATAATAATATTTATCAAAGATCTAGTGATGTGTGGACATTAATTCAATCAGGTGTTAAGTCTTCTGCATGTGTTCAATATTTAAATAAAATTTGGATAGTTGCTGATCCAGATTCAGCTAATAATGGCGGTTCCTGGGATCCTGTAGCAGGATGGACCACTGTAGCATCAATGCCAAAAGGCAGTGCTATAACGATATTCAAAGAAAGACTTTGGATAGCCGCAGGTAAATTAGAGCCTACTAATAATACTAGGTTGTATTTCTCTGCTATTGGTGATGGCGCTACATGGGCCGGTGCAGATTTTATTGATATTAGTAAAGGTGATGGTCAGGATTTAGTAGATTTGTATTCTTTAAGTACAAATCTTTATTTATTTAAAGAAAATTCTACGCATGTTTTACAATATGATAGCTCACCCTCAAAAGGTGTAGTTAATCCAGTATCAAAAACTATCGGTGTAGCGGATATACGTTGTGTTGTTCAATATGAAAATATTTTATATGTTTATCATAACGGGTATTTATATGAGTTGATTAATTATCAATTTAATAAAGTAAATATTAGAGTAGATATAACTAAAAATTCTTCTGGGACTTACTTTAAAAATGTTCACTTATCTCTACTAGGTAATAGAATAGTCGTATTTTATTATGGTAATATATTTGTGTTTTATTTATTTACTAGAACATGGTCTCAATGGACAACAGCAATTGCACAAAATAGATTTTGGTATATACCAAATAGTGCTGTAGGAAGTATTCCAGGTTCTTATCAAAGTGCGTCTAATATTGTAGATGACCGAAATACTTATAATTTTTTAGATGGTTTGGCTGCTTCTAGATCAGAAACAATTAATGCACGATTTGAAACTAAAATTTACGATTTTAATTCACCTAATTTATATAAAAAATTGTATTGGTGGGGTGTTGACTTACTTTCTAGTAATACTGTAGATGCATATGCAGTACCTGTTATTTATAACTTTGGTGTTACTTGGGACCAAATGGCAGCGTTTACCTGGGATCAAGTAGCTAATAATACTTGGGATAGACCTGCAGATATTGATATATCAATTCATGAAAATATACCAATGCCTGGTGCTAATCGTAAATTCTTAAAGGTACAAAAATCATGTAGGTTTAGAAATATATACTTTATACTAGACTTTACTATTACTGACTGGTTGAACGCTGTTAGAATATATAGTGTTACACCAGTAATAAATGTTAAAGAACAGGTTGCTAAAACAACTAACTAGGAGACCGCTATGGTGTACTCTAGAGGTAGTGCCATTGGCGGTGGAGGATTTAATCCATATGCCGCTGGAAATAAACATTATGGGAGTGGATTGAGATCTTCTCCTAATATAGGACCTGTAGATAGAAAAGGTTACGCTGAAAGAGATTTACAGACTAAAGCTAGAAGAAATGCTATTCTTCAACGATTACGTTCTGGAATGCAAGGAAATTATGCTTCGGCTAATTTTAATAGGAAGGTATATTAATGGCCGGTGAGCACAGTGGTTCTAGGATCAGAGAGTTAGCTCCTAAGCCACCTACTCTAAGATATAAACCTCCAACGTATGAGGCCCAAGGTGCTCCTTTTATGCCAGCACCTAAACCTAAGAGAACTAATACTTCTAGAACTGGTACTATAAGAAGTAATGCACCGAGTTCTTACTCTGGAGTAGGCGGTGGTGGAGGAGGCGGAGGAAGCTCTTCTATTAGATCTGCAGCTACTGCGGCTCCTCCTGCGGCTCCTCCTATGTCAATTAATGATTGGTTAAACCAAGATACAACTTATCAAGCACAAGCTGCTGCACTAGCTAAAGCACTTACCGATTATCGTGCTCAAATGGGTCAGCAGCAAAATCAATATAGTACAGATTACGCTACACGTGTTAATGACCTAAATATTAACCGTGGTCGTAGTATTGAAGATCAACAAAATGATTTTGCTTCTCGTGGCCAATATTTTGCTGGAACTTATGGTAAAGGTTATAGTGATTTAGTAGGAGATTTTGCTCGCAGACAAAGTGATATGGATACTGCGAGAGCTAATTTCTTAGCTAATCTTTCTACTAATTTAAACAATTTCCAGGATCAACAGGGAGTTGATATGACCTCTGCAAGGCAGCAGGCTATTGAACGACGGGCTGCTAGGTATGGAGTTTAATAATGGCTGGAGAACACAGCGGAGAAAGAATTAATGAGTTATACCCTAGAGGACAAAAACCTGCGCCTAATCCAATGCCTCCTGAACAACAGGATCCGATGGCGCTTATTTACAGTATTTTAGGACAAACTCCTCCTGATTTTGATACTTTAGCTAATCAGCAAGCATCCTCTATTTATGGTCCTATTTATCAAGCAAATCAATCAGCTCAACAAGCAGCTCGTAGTCAGACTGCTAGAGATAGCGCTGAACTAGCTGCTATGTATAGAGCGCTACAGAACGATATTAGTGGTCAGCAAAGAGGTATCGACGCTAATTACAATACTACTAGAACTGGTGTAAATCAGGCTTATACACAAGGCCAACAAGCTGTTCAAAGCGCGTATAGAGGAGCTAATCAAGATACCGCTAATTTATTGAATAAATTAGGTATTCAAGCTGCAGCTTCTGATCCAAGACTTCTTAGAGAACAGGCTAATCAGGGAGCCTTTCTAAGTTCTCTTTTAGCTTCTAATAATCAAGCTACTCAAAATATGGTGTCTCAAAAACGTCAAGGATCTACAGATTTTAATACAGCTCAACGTAACATAGCTGGGCAAGAGGGTACTAATAAACGAGCTGATTTAACTAAGCTTCTTTCTGGTAAATTGGGTGATTTAAATAATCAACTTTTATCTACTAGAAGTCAACAGGCTCAAACAGCTGCACAGTTAGCTAATCAGATGCAGTCTGGTTTTATGTCACAAAATCAAAAATTAGCTGAAATGGCGTATCAAGCATACGCAGATCAGATGAAAAATCAGACTGAACTTCAAAAAGCTCAGATGTCTAATCAACCAAATGCTTATCAACAGTATCAAATGTCAGGTCCGCTTAGTAGAGCTTTTTCTCAGGCTGCTCAATTATTTGGCAGTGGTTCAGATAATGCTAGTAATGCTGTAAATCTAGCATTGTCTGTAGGACAGAAACAATCATTTAATAACGTATTCCAGTTTATAGATGCTGTTAAGAAAGCTAACTCAGCTAATGCAGCTCATAATGCGTCACTAGCTCTTCCAGAGGATGCGCTCTCCGCTGTAGCGTCGTCTATTTGGTCAGAACTACATCCACAAACACTTCCATCTTACATGAATGCCTCTGGCTATTCATCTATGTAAAGTAGGAGTAAATGTCCAGAAGCCCTATAGTTGAACAGTATCTAAAGAATTTAATTGCAGTTCAACAGTACCGAGTTAATGCTGCACGTCTTGGTGCACAACTACCTATGAGCAGCAATTATTTTGTAGGTGCTGGCACTCCAAACGCTATGCAATTAGCTATGGAGGCTATGAGGGCTCATAGTCCTATTGGAGTAATTTCTTCCACACCTGCGAAATCTACTACTGAATCTCATCATAGAAATTGGTACGATTTTACAGGTAAAGCAAAAGATGCTGTAGGAGCTATATTTAGTGCAGGACCTGTAAAATGGGGAATTGAGCAGTTAAGTCGTCCCATGTATATGCAAGGAAGTATTTTAAATACTGAAAAACAACAAATTAATGAGTGGAAGAGAACTGGTAAAATTCCCAATCTCTGGGAAGCTTATAAAGATGTAGTTGGTGAAAGTTGGGAAGGTTTATCTCTAAAACAAAAGATAGACCCTGCTACTGCGTTAAATATACCTAAAGCATCTCCTAATGACCCTTGGTATAAAAAAGCTGGTTTGATTGGTGCCGGTTTAGCTGCAGATATTGCATATGACCCTACATCATATATAGGTCCAGGTTTACTTAAAGGTGGGGCTAAAGGTGTAGGTGCAGTAGCTAAAGGTACACAAGAAGCTAAAATTGTTAAAGCAGCTGATATAATAGCTAATCTTCCTAAACAAGCACCATTAGCTATAGAAGGTCACTCGGTAGCGATTCCTAGATTTACAGCCGGTGTTACAGGAATTGAAGATAGATTTAATCCGGCAACATTTGCTAATGAACTTCAGGCACAAAATTTAACTAAAGCTGTTGGTGAAACTCCTGTATTAACACACCCTAATTTGGATGTTGCTCCGTTATATAAAGATATAACAGAGACTATGACAGAACGTGTACCTAAAATTATACAAGAAGAAGTAAATATTCCAATTGAACCAACTTCTGTTGTTAAATCTTCTGAAGTAAAACCTGTTAGCCCCCAATTAGGTCAACTTCGTGCGGTTAAATTAGCTGTTCTTCAGACACCTGAATATAAAATTTCAGGGCACCCTATTGGTGAATTACTCCGTGTAGCGAGAGAACATCCTGAGTCTCAAAGAGATATCGAACAGATAATTAATACTCATGTTAAGAAAATACATAAAGAAAAGAATTTTGAAGGTCTTCCTAAAATTATTCCTTTTACTGGTAGAGGTGGTGAAGGGGCTCCGGCCTTTGGTTTAACTCTTAGTCAAGCAGCTAAGTTATTTACTGAAGGTAAGATTCCTAAAGGAGTAACTGGGGAGGCTACTCATGCTTTCCCATTCCATGATCCTGAAGATTTCAAAATTGCAACTATAAAAAACTCTAAAGGTGAAACAGTCCCTCTTAGTAAGTATCTTGGTGATTTAGGTATAAGTATTGAAACAGTAACGTCTAAAGGTGAGACGTCTATACTATCTGGACCTTCTTCTACCAGTGTATTTGAATTTGCTAAAAAACCACTTACTAAAACTGTTTTACGACCTAAAACAGTTTATGAAGAAGTTCAAAAGACTTCGACTAAGACGGTAAGGCTTTCTCAAGCAGAATCTTTTGCATGGGCTTTACAGCATCAAGGTAAACTTTCTAAAGATGAAATTAATTATCTTCGAGCTGCTAGAACTAAAGAATCATTCCAAGCTAGAGTTAAAGAGTTGTCTCTTAAAACAGTTGCAGGTAATTTAAAAACTTTAGATGATTTAGTTACAGCCCGTAAAGCTGGTGCTATTCCGGATGAATCATGGCAGAAAATTCTTGATATAGTAGGTGCTAAATCTGATACAGATTTAATAGCTAAAGCTAAGAGGATTTTTAAGGTAACTGTAGAGAGTAAACTACCTAAATCGTCAGCTACAGAAGTTCCAGAAATATTACCTGGAGAAATTCAGAGAATAAAAGGTCGTGCGCCAAGTACAGTTTTTGATGGTGTTAAACCTGTCGATGAAATAATTCAGGATGCTGCTAAGGGAGATACTTCTCTTATTGATAAGCCGCGCCCATTTGTTTCCCAACAAATAGTTAATGATTTATCTCATGCCATGCCTGAGTCCATCTTTAAAAATTTAGCTCGTGTTTTAGATCCTAAGGGCGAGTTTAAGTGGGAAACTACTATTAAACATGCCAAGAGAACTTCCCCTGTAGCGGGTCAAGGTCTTGGTAGAAATCTTCATGGTTGGAATAAGTATTCTCAATCAGACGCATTTAGAGCTATAGTTAGTGATGCGTCTAAGCGTTTATACGGAATGACTCATGGAGTCAAGGGTAAGGAATTCTATCGTCAATTAAGACTTCGTCCTAAGTTTATGTATCAGCAAGTAATGCCTGCTATGAGAGCTGCTGAATGGGCTCTTAAGCAAGAAGGTGTTAAGTTAGTTGCAGGTACTGATAATTCAGGATTACTTCTTAGTATGGTAGACGTACTAGAACATGTAGAACCTAAATTAGTGCAAAAATATTTATTTAGCTTCTCTGATAAAACTGCTCCTAATGTATATCCTACAAAATTCTTAGATGCTGCAGAAGGGTTTGCTCAAGCAGCAATCCATGGCGGATCTATGGATCTTGCTAGAGAAAATGCTCGTGGTATATTTAAGACTCTTTCAGGTTCCGAAAGAATGGGTAAATCTGGAAGTGCAGAAGAACTAACAAAGGGTATAGAAAGTGCACTTCCTGGAATACTTCAAAGAGTTAATGCTAATTATGCGGAACAAAGCATTAAAATTGGTGAGTCTGTCAAATCTATGACAGATGAGGTAATAAATAAAATTGTAACTAAGTATACAGATCCTAATGTTTCTGCTGGAGATGTTTTTAAGGATATTATTGATCGCTACAGCGAGATGGCTTCTATTGGTAGCAAAGTTAAAGCTCCTGCTGAAGCATTACCTATGGCTAAAGTAATTACAGATAGTGAATTAGCTAGTAAAGGTGTTACTGCTGGAGACTTAGCTGAAGCTTCTATAGCAGGGAGAATAAAGAACTCTGCTAATGCTAAGGAAGCTGCTAAAGTTGGACGCTCTCAGCAGTCTTCTAGAGCCTCTGAGGGGCTTTCTAGTGCAGAACCTAATCTTGATTTAGGTGAATTAGCTGATATTAGACTACAGCAAGGCGTATATAGAGCTAATACACCTGTATTAGATAAGTTAGTAGCTATAAAAGACTCTTTAGGACATACGTTTGTTGCATCTTATGCTAGTAAAGATATGCACGTAATGGTTCATCAGTATGGGAATGTTGTTCAAACATTCTCAAGTATGCATCATAAATTTATGGAAGCTACATTTGATATAGCTAATAAGTCTTATCCAGGTCAAACGTCAGAAAAACTTGCTGAAGCTTTTAAGATACTTCAAACCGGTGCTGAAGTTATTGATCCTGCAATGATCCCATTAATAGATGCTATGAGTAAGAGTATTGGTGTGTTATTTGGTGGAGGTCACGCAGCTTTTGCATCTCGTAACGGTTTATTCTCAGAACATTTAAATGACATATTAGATAAATTTGGTGTTCGTGGTGATATAAGATTTGCTAGTAATGTACCTTTAGTTAAACAAGCTGAATCCTGGAAAACCTGGGCAGATGTTACAGATCCTCTAGATACTTTAGATAAAATTCATGCTGCTTATCAAAGATCCACTGTAGCGGCAACAGTAGGTAGAGATTTTTCTTCTCAATGGGGTAAAGCTTCTCAAGTAGCAGGACACGTTAAAATAACAGATACTAAGAATGTTAGTTTAATACATAAATTTATAGATACTGATCTTTATTATCCTAAAGATTTAGTTAAACAAATTCCTTATGTCGATAGATTCTTAGAAGAATCTCTTTATAGTCCTCACAGTGATTTAATAAGATTATATGACCAAGTACTTCATGCATTTAAAGCTGGAGTGACTATTTATCGCCCAGGTCACCATGTTCGTAACTTAATAGGTGACATGGGACTGAGTTTCTTAGCAGGAGTTCAAAACCCTCGTCGTTATTATGAAGCTATGAGAATTCTTAAAGGCAGATCTTCTACATATGGTAAAGATTGGGACGCTTTCTTAGCACTTCAATCTAATGATGTAGCTAAAACTGTAGATGCAGGCAAAGATGTATCTATTAAAATGGCTAATGGTAAAATAGTTAAGCTTAGTGATGATCAAGTATGGCGAGCCGGATTTAATCAAGGTTTACTTCAACATTACCTTGTGCGAGAAGATATTGCATTTAACGAAGCTCAAAAATTTGGTGGTAGATTAGGTGCAAAATGGGGAGTTACTAGGCCATTAGCTGGTCAGGGCCAAAAAGTTGCAGGTAATGTATCTATGGCTCGTGACCATGCAGTTAGATTAGCACATTTCATTGATGCGCTTAAGAAGGTTAGAGCTTCTACACTAGAGGAAGCTTTTGCTGAAGCTGGAAAACAAGTACGTAAATGGCACCCTGACGGATCAGATTTAACTAAATTTGAAAAACAAACAATGCGTAGAGTTATTCCGTTCTATTCTTGGTTCCGTAAAGCTATTCCACTTGTTGTGGAATCTATGGTAATGACTCCTGGTAGAGCACTAGTAGTACCTAAAGCTATGATGAACTTCTCAAGAGTTATGGGAATAAATCCCGATAGTTTAGGTAATCCATTTCCAGCCAACTCATTATTTCCCTCCTGGTTACAAGATAACATTTTAGGTCCTCAATGGACTGGTTCTCTTGGACCATTTGGAGAAGATAATGGTCAGATGTATGGATTTAATCCTGGTGATCCTGTATCTGATTTAGGCTCTTCTTATCTTGGAGCTAATGCACCAAGACAGATTCTTGGAAGTTTAACACCATTAGCTAAGATTCCTATTGAATTAGGAATGAAAGAAAATCTAGCTATTGGAACTCCGATACAGAGTACAAGTGAATACATGGATCAACAGGTTCCAGGACTAGGTTATGTTAATAGTATATTTGGTAAAGACTTCTTTGGTGGTATGCAAGACAACATGGCAGTTGAATCTGGTACTAAACAATCAGGAGTCGACTCTGTAGCGCTAATGAACTTCTTGACTGGTCTAGGTGTTAAAACATATAATAAGCCTAGTTATGTAAGAAGCGCTAATTACGAATTACAGCAAGAAGCTAGAGATAGGGCACGTCATGGTTGATCTTACTTATCATGATGCCTTAATGAATAGACTTTCTTCTATTAACCAATTAGGCATCGATGCTACCAATAGTGCTAGAGCATTAGCTCAACAAAGGGCAGCTGAAAGAGTTGCTCAAGAACAACAACAAATGCAATCTCTTCAACAACAAGCATATAATAGAGGTTTATCAACTCGTAATAACAGTAATAATTCAAATTATTCTTCTGGTTATATACCTCCTTCAAGAGGTGCAGGTAACACTTTTGAAAATTTCATGCACGCTATTTCTCAAAGAGAATCTGGTGGTAGGTACGGTGCCGTAAATCCAGATTCCGGTGCTTTAGGTAAATATCAAATTATGCCTGGCAATATACGTTCTTGGTCAAGACAAGCATTAGGTTACTCTATTTCTCCACAACAATTTTTAAGAACTCCTGCGCTACAGGAGAGAATCGCTCAAAATATGTTACGTAATTATTATAATCAGTATGGTCCTGGAGGAGCAGCTGTAGCGTGGTATGCTGGCCCAGGAACAGCGGCTAAATGGGTTCGTAACAATAGTGGTTATAACAGACCACAAGGGAAGTATAGCTCCATTAATGCCTATGCTTTAGGTATTTTACGAGCTATGGGTCTTAGGTAATTGTTATATATTGGGGGACATATCTTCTTATAGAAAGTTGGGATTTATGGACCCTGACGTTGACGTAGGTTCACCAATCTTGAATTCTATAAATCATAGATTGTCTGAACTTAGGGACGACATTCGGGATGTGAGAACTCATGTCGATACAAGATTCGGGGAATACTGTAAGAAAATAGATGAGTTAGCTGCTCAATACGTAACTAGAGAATATTTAGAAGCCAAATTAAAAATAAAAGATTTAATGATACAAGGATTAGATAACAGGTTAAAAGACTTAGAGTCAGAACGTAAACGTGTATTATGGTTAGTAACTAGTTCTATAATTATAGCAATTTTAGCTTTGTTATTCAAAGATAGTGTGGTGAAAATAGGATGATAAAGTTTTTCTCAAGACATAATAAAGAATTAAGTAGCTCTTTCATATCAGGAGTCACCACTGTAGCGGCTGTATATCCAGATGGTATTACACGTGAAGAATATTTTCTTATTGCTGTATCGTTTTTAGCAGGGTGGTTTGGTATAAAAGCGATCAATCCGACCTCTCGCAAGCCTACAGAGCCTCCAACAGTCTAGTTGACATACGACAGCACCCTTAGGTACACTTCCTGTTATGACGATTAATCATGGCAGTTGGCGACCTAAGGGTGTTTGTCGTAATGCTGATGTTAAATTATTCTATCCTAGAGGACGACCTTCAAATAGAGTTAGAAATAGCTATTGTTTAGGATGTCCTGTTAGGAAGGAGTGTTTAGATGAAGGTCTTATTCATGATGAGGATGGGATATGGGGAGGTTTAACGAAAACCCAAAGACGGATGATTCCATTTGTGTATTTACAGGAAGTTCTTGAACAGGCAATTGTTGAAGGATGGTTTTATTCTGATCGTCTAGTTGAGGTAAATCAACCTCGACAATCTCTAATTCTTTCGACTGCTGTGGTAATTCGTCATCGTCATCGTGAAGAACGGAAAGCAGCCTTCTTAACGTCTTCACAGCGTCCGGAGGAATTACTAAAGGAGGTTCCCCACCCCAGCGTTCTTCAGGACGTTTTGTCGGGTCCCACTGTATTCCAATTTTCTCTAAGTCTCTAGCTCTACAGTGGTCTGAACAATAACCTACTGCGCGATAATTGGTTCCAAAAGGTTCTTTACATTCTTCGCGCTTACAATTTTTGAACATGAATCTTGCTGGTTTTTGTATACAAAGAAGCAAAGCTTCTGCTGCATACATAGGGTCTGGTTTATAAGTTCTAGCTTCTTGTACTAATTCTTTTGTCCTATTTTGATATTGGGAAAGATCTCTCCCTGCAGCAGCAGCCTGGGCAATTAATTTCTGTATAGCTCTAGAAGCTTTGATCTCAGGTTTCACCAATGCCTCCTAAATTCCCAACAATAACTTTTATTACCCCAGTTCCAAACTAAACCATTAATATATAACCATTTGTTAGGAGTATCTATTAGTAAACACCCTTTATTTTTAGTTGCGTAAGTTACGTGACATTTATTAATAAAAATTCTTCTTTTGCCCCATTTAGTTAATTTCATTTAGTCCTTTGACCCTTCTTCAACTAAAGATTCAATCATGATCCTGCAACCCCTAGTCCTAGTTGAATACGTAACTTCTGTGCTGCACTGTTGTCAGAAACGTTAGTATCGTACACTTGTGCTATATCTCCTACTGATATTGTTTTAGACAAACTATCTGCTAATGTTACAGCATGAGATATCTCATTTACTACTTCATTGACAGTACCAACTACTTCCTTTGGCCATTTAACTTTAAGTAAATTTACAGCAAAAATTCTTAATGAGTCTCGATATTTTATCATTAGAATCTTGTAACTAGAAGGAACTTTAGCATAATATGGCTCATTAGCTAGTACCTTCTCTTTTTTAGTTAACTTAACTAACAATTTATTAGAAGGGTTAACTAGTTCTTGATACTTCTTTGCAGCCTCTTTAAATGATAATTCATCTGAATCTACTGTAGACGTTCTCCAATCCTTTGCAGAAATCTTATCAGAGGATTTCAATCCAAGTTGATCAGGAAACATAACTAATCCAACAGCTATTATAGTTATACATACACTAGCCGTAATAAATGATGTTAAAATCATACGCTTAATCACTTATTTATCATCCTTTAAATTAATTCAACTGTAACTCTAGCTTCTACAACTATATTAGACATATTCTCTGTAGTACGTTTCATTACTAATCCCATTCTTTTTCACAATAAGGGCAGTGTGTAATTTCTGTAGTAGAGAATACAGAACTTCCTGGTAATGGATAATTACGCTTTGTTTCTTCTGCTTCTATAAGATCACCTAAAGTTTCAAATACATGTGAACAATTCCCACAACATTTAAATGAATACAACGTTAGTAGTTCATCTTCATTATGAAACTCACAATGATCATTTAGGTTTTCGCACTCTATCATTTCGTGCGGCATATTCGTCCTCTAGTTTTGTTCTGGCTAGTCCAATACTGTGTAGATAAAAAAGACCATGCAATAATGCTGATATTTGATGTGATCTAGAATGATCTGAAGGAATTTTTATATCAAACCATAGTTGAGCTACTTCTAAAATATTAGACCGTTGAAAGACAATCTCTATTCTGTAGCGATGAGCCCAACCTCTAATAGCTCCTATAGTTTGAATAGTTTCAACTCTAGATCCTACATGAGAAGTTAATTTATGTTTTTGAATTCTGTAATCTTCTACTATTAATTTTTTAACTTCTTTTGGATCTAAACTTTCTAGAAATTCATTAAATTCTTCCCATGTAAACTGGTGTAACGAAGTAAGACTTCCGCTATTTTTAAACTCCGCTACACCGATAGTAGTTGTACGCCCTGCTCCTGGATCTATAGCTACGTACATTAACAATCTCCATGAATATAAGACATCCAGTTATTAGAATAGGTAATTAGTTCTCCAGGTTCAATTGTTTCACTACAGCGGGGACAATATCCTCTATACTGTGCGATAATTATCTTGTGACTATAGTTTGATTTTTCTGGTTTATCGTCTCCATTACAAATAGCACACCATTGCATTTCATGTGTTAAACAAGGTTCATCATTCATGTAAACACTCACAATTTACAAATTCATCATTTTCTAGATCGTAAGCATAAGTGCAATTTATACATTTTCCGTCTCTACATTCTTTACAAACAAATATTTATTCTCCCCACTTATGAACATCGACTCTAAATTTGACCCCAAAGTCAGGTTCTACTGTTTCCATAATTCGTTTAATTTCAGGTAGTACGTTATCCTTCATATCCGTTCTTACTGCAAATAGAACACTATCGTGTACTTGAATAAGCATGTGACAGTATTCTGACTCTATATCTCGGTAGAGTCTCCACATTGTTCTTTCGACAATGTCCGCTGCACCGCCTTGTGTCCAGGCGTTAAAAGCTTTGTGTGCTTCACTATCGGGAAATTGAAAATGTCTGTAACGACCCGACCAAAGCTTAATTCTTCCTTTTTCTTTAACAGTTCTAGAGGCTCTGTTTGAGATACTGAATAAGAGAGGGTAGGCAGATCTATGTCGCTGTCTAATTTGTTCAGCTCTTTCCGCAGAGATTCCCAATGCAGTCTTGAGTCTATTAATTCCTGCGCCATATCCTGTCGCGTATACAAATGTCTTGGTATCTTGCCTGACGAGCCCAAGTATTTCTGCCATTTCCGAAAAAATATCCCTAGAATCATCAGCAAACACCTCCATCATATGTGGTTCACCTGATACCGCTGTAGCGAGTCTTAATTCAAGTTGAGAATAATCTCCTTCCCAAAGTTCCCAGCCTTCATCTTCTATGAAGGCTTTCTTCATTTCTCCATTCCAAGGTTTAGAGCTGGTTTTAGGGATTTGTTGAAAATACCCACAACTTAATCTACCAGTTTTAGTGCCGTGCAGTTTATAATTAGCTCTTAATCTACCGTCTGGACTTAATTTTTCTACATAAGGGCGATAACTAGATCCAACAGCTTTTGACCATCCACGATATGTTAACACTTGTTGTGCTGTCAAATCTTCTAATCTCTCTAAGACTTCTTCGTACTCTACCATTACTTTTTTATCAAAGGAAGGATTACCACTAGGTGTCTTTTTTAAAATAGGTAACCCCATTTGATCTATAAGTAGTTTTTTTAAATCTTTAGGACTATTTGGATTTAATCCACCAAGAAGTTCTTGAACATCTAACATTATTTGTTCGCCAATTAACGTCATTTTCTCGCATAGAGGTACGTCTATTTTTGAACCTCTACGTTCCATAGACATTAGTACAGCGATTGTTTTTCGTTTTTGTTCCCAAATTGGTTCAAGATTTTGTTCTAAGTATTTAGATTTTAGTTTTTCAATCCATAATCTATACGTTAGATCTGCATCGTATGCAGCATATTCATACATTTCAGGAGAAGGGATTGTTTCCCAGCCATGTTTCGTAATCCAACGTTTAAATTCTGGAGAAACTTTTTTACCTGGATCGTTTAAATACCATTTCGTTACAGCATCTAAACTTTTAGAGTATGGACGCTCCTCATCAATTAGATGAGCAATAATCATTGTACAATAATGCAATGCCGTAGGATCTAATTTTATACCTAAAGTTCTTAATGACTCAAAATCGAATTTAGAGTTATGGTAGATGACCGGGAGTTCTTTAGTTTCTCTAAAAGATAATACCTCCTCGAATAAACCAAGAAATCTTTTATCAAGATTCGGTCCGAATTTATGTCGGAACGGAAGGTAGTGAGATACTCGTCCAATTCCGGGAAATTCATAGGCAGCAGAAACTCCCTGACAGTATCCTCGTCCATCTCGGAGATCTTCTCCATTAGTTTCTGTATCTACTGATATCTCAGGCACTGTAGCGGCAGTATTAAGAAACTCATTCAAAGTTAAATGTTGATCCGGATTCTGGAAGTTTTGGTTTGGATATGGTATTTTGGTGAAGTCCATCAAATGAATCTCCAGTGTCTATTTCAAATTGTAGATGCTCTACTCTTTTTATTTTGAATGGAGCACGAACTTCTGATAAACGATTTTTTACAGTAGTAACTTCTATTGCTCCATCTTCAGGCCATAAAGATAGAACGTAATCAGATGATGACGCAATGTACTGAGAACCGTATATATCACTTTGTTTATTAGGTTTTTTATTATTTTCTTGAGCTTTACGAGTATGATGAATTATACTGAAATAGACACCGTATTTAACTCTTAATGATCGAAGATAGGAAAATAATAATCTGATTTCTTGATCTTTGTTTAAGTCTCCTAGGTGAATTTCACCAAGAGAATCAATATATACGCCAGTAGGTTTGTATTGTTCAATCGTATTCTGTAACCAAAGTCTGCCTTCCGGCAAATGTAATGGTATCGATTCTCCTAATGGAGCTACATAGAAGTTTCTTTGAAGCATCTCCAATTCTTCTGGTTCATATGCAGCTGCCATAGTAGATAAAAATCTATGTAGATGATGAGGTCCCATTTCTAGTGAAAGAAATAGAGTTTTATGTCTAATAGTAGGTGTGAATCCAACGCATGATTTACCTATAGAAAACTTCATTGCCATATTAAGTAATAATTGAGTTTTACCTACGCCTGGTGGACTAGCAACAATACCTAAACCACCTTCTGCTACCAGATTATTTACAATCCAATCAGTTCTTAAATCTTGAGCAAGAAAATCTCCAAAACCATATACTGTTTGAACATCAATCGCTACAGGAGTGGTAGTTAATCTAAGACCGTCGAAAGTAGGACTTTCAATTTTATGAGGAAATTTTTGTCTAGCTTTGTTTACCATATCTAGTAAACGTTTAGTTCTATCATTACGGTGCTTAAATTTACCCCATTTATTGTCTAACCATAAAAGCACCGAATAAGCCTCTGTATCGGACATTCCTAATTCGGCGCAGCGAAATGCAATTCGCATCATAGCTGAGCTTCTAGATCCTTCAGGAATATCTTCTTTTTGCATTAAATTTAGTGTATCAGTTTCAATTACAAACTTACCTAAAACTACAGCAGGTTCTGGAAGATTAGCTAAATCGACAGACTGTCTTACTAGTTCTTTTACAGGTTTAAAAGAACTAAAGTTATCAGATCTATAATTAGTACCGTCGAAAGAATTAACTAAGACAGGGAGATCGTGTTTATAGTTCGTTGTATACGGGGGACGTAGAATTTGTTCAACATCCCAACCACTTGTATCAGCTCCATAGGTATAGGCGATTGCTCGGTTGGTATTTTCAATCCAATCTAAATCATTATTGAATTCTTCTAATTTCCAATAGACATGTCGATGATCCTCTGTGCTGCTCTGAACCTCCACGCTAGGAGGGCCCGGAACGGCCCTAGGATCGTCGCTGACGGCCTGTCCAGGTATGGAGGCCCACTCCTCAGGACAAGAACCGTCAAAATCAGCCCACAATACATTGGTTCCAATGATGTCTGTACGAGAAACTGTAGAAGAAGGTTTATTCCAAATAACTGGAGAAAAATACACATCTTTTCTGGCAGCACTAGAGGCTAGAACATGTTCAATTACGTACTGCTTATGTTCTGGCCATTTAAAATAAACTTTTTTCCAGACGTTTTCTTTGGTTTTTACAGGAAGATAAACAAATCCCTCTACATTTCCCCAAATCATTTCAAAGAATTGGGATAAACCTTCCTTAGGTTCGGTACTAAAAGAAGACATGTGCTACCTCTACATTAGAGGTCGAATGAAAATACAGGGCCTGTAGGTTTATAAGCTTCTAATTGTTGTTTTCTAGCTAGATCTGGTGGAGGAATTTTTCCTTTTGCCAGATGAATTTCTTGTAGTTTTTCAGGATAGTTTGTACATACAGCATCTGGTACATACTCTTCTAAACAATCCCAACAATAAGGAGAAGCCCAATTAAATGCAGGGTGATGGAAGTCTTTAAGAAAGACTTTTTCACACATCATACATTCGTTTAAAAGATGTACACCTGGATTGTTACATTCGCTACAGGTACCGCCAGGAATTGAAAAAGCTTTTCCTGTAAAAATTCGCTTAGGTTTGACAGATGAATATAAAGAAGGGCCGTTACAGATACAAACCTTAGAACGCCATTCTATAGGAATTTCATAATCATAGTGTATAGGGTCAAAATCACTATTACTCCTGAACAGCATTTGACTCCTTAATATTATGTCTCATAATTCTGAGATTTGCTAGTTCTTTCTGAGCCTGTAAATAGATCCATGTAGCGGAAATTCTTTCATATGGGCTTAATGTTGGATACGAATTCTCAAAGTCAACTTCGTATGGAAGTATAATTCTTTCTTCAATAAGACTAATTGCATCGTCGTAAGTTTCTAGTAATTTTTTGATGTCCATTAGTGTACCTTACTATGTAAGAACCATCCTAAGACAATACCTGCTATAAATATTACTACCCATTCACCCATTATTTACCCTAACTTCCATGCCGACCAGGTGGTTTAGATCCGCCGTTACCTCCAGACCCTATAAGAATTAATATTCCTATAATTACGACGACAACAATTAAAATGGCTAATCCTAGATTACTCATGTGGGCTACCGGGACTTGAACCCGGGACCTTCTTTCTTTTATGATAGTTTCTCATATATTCAGATTTAATATTCAGATGAGTCAAACATTGTACTCCCCTAGGGAATTGAACCCTACTCTAACTTGTTTATAAGACAAGGTCTGACCACCAGCCAGCCGAGGAGCCTGACCTACTGAGCTAATAGCCCGTGCCGATAGTGGGATTTGAACCCACACTGACTCGATTTTAAGTATACGGTGCGGGCACCGGGATTTGAACCCGGAAGCCCGTAGGCGGAAACTTTTAAGGTTTCTGTGTTTACCTATTTCACCATGCCCGCTTTGCCTGCACAAGAACGATTGCAGTAGGGTCCTCGCTTACCCTGTTTAATTTGATTTTGTTTGTACGTACGATATGGATACATGAAATAATCTCCACATGTAGGACAAACACAATCAATATAAAAAGTTTTTCTTTGAGATTTTTTATTATTTTCTGCTTGAGTTAGAAGCTGTAGATTTTCAATACGATCATCAGTAAAATCATCGTTCTTGTGATCTACATGCTCCCAAGTTTCAAGTTTTCTTCCTAGATGTTGCTCCATTATATATCTAGGGCATGACTGTGTTCTGCGAGTTACTCCATCATAGTGAATGACGTGTTTTCTGCCATCTTTTCTTGTGTACGGACCGTATACTGTCATCTTCCCATACTCCTGGGGTTGATGTTCGAGTTCCTCTGCCTATTGGGATATATCGGCAAACTCGCTACAAGGGTTAGTTCTCCATTAAGATTTACGTTCCTTAATTAACCCTTGTAGCGAGAATATTAGGTGGGTCAGAAGTTTATCCCGTCTGGTAAGGAACTGACCCTATGAGGTGTCGGATTTTTCGCGCTTAAAAATTCCCACAATAGACCGGGGGATCTATTAGGTACTACCGAACTTCTTCTGCGCACCTATTTGTAAATCAGTGATTAATCGTCAAATGGATTCTTTGTAGAAGTTCCAAGTCCTCCTCCGCCAACTGATACTTCACCAGGCTTAGCAGGACTAAGGTATACAGACTTGTAAGGACTGCCAGACTTATTCTTAACAGTTGCAATTGCAGTTAGACCAATAAGATCTCCTGGATCTACAGAATTAATTCTAGATTCCGGAATTCCTAGATCTAGCATTGTCTTCTTAAGGAAAGACTTCTTTTGTTCGTACTTACCTTTCTCCTCATCTAATAGCATTCCATATTCACTATCAGAAAGCTTATTTGGAATTTCATTCCAAGTCTGAAGAGAAGAATTTCCTGCGTAAGCACCTTCAGTAATAGAATAACCAATCTTTAGACCAATATTACCTGCATTAGATTTTGCTACCTCGGCAGAAATAACTACTACTTTATACTTATCATCAGGAACTGAGAACGGATCATCATTAGCAGAAGCAATATCAAGATCACCAAACAAACCCATTTTTATTCAACCTCAATCGCAAAAGTAGAAACATTGTCTTCAACTGTATTTTCTTCAGAACTATCATTTATTTCTGTACCAATTACCTCCACATCAGTTTCTTTACGTTTCCCATTAACAAATTCACTTACAATTTGAATGAATTCATCATGTGAAATTTTTTCCTTTACACCATCAATACGACATTTAGCTACAACTCGGCGTGTAGGTTGAACTTGAATGAATCTTTTGTAGTCATCATCTATAGTAGGATCAGCTGTCTCAATAGAGTCCGCTGTAGCATGTCCAACTACAAGCTGAGTTTCACAAATCTTGGAAGATAGCTTTGGCATAAATGCCGGACCAGATACTTCAATTTGAAGGTTATCTTTATCTTTCCTGACGTGACCTAATTGGATGATATGTGCGTTAGTTCCTTGTAATTCATTAAGCGCTGATTTAAATCGTCTTGAACTAATACCCATGTCAGGCATTTTAGGGTCGTCAGGATCTTTGGAAGGGTCTTTTTTAGCTCTTGATCTAGTAACAAGGTCAACATCCGAATCAGACATTGAAGTAGATTCATCTAGAACTATTACACCTATATTATTAAACGGTGGAGGAGACTTAGCACCATTCATAGCTAATGCTAAATATGTTAGTTGAGATACTCCTTGGTAACGCATATGGATTGCATCTTTTTTAAGATGCTGCCACCTTGTATTCTCTAAAACATCCCAACCATTAGCAAAATCTATATGAATAATATTTCTTCCTGGAGGGCAAATCTCTTTAGCTAATCTCATCGCTAAAACAGTTTTACCTGCACCGCTAGGTCCATATATTAAAAGCCTGGCTCTTGGATTTGATTCCTCAGGATTTACCATACTATTAAGTAATTCATCCAGAACTGCTTGTTTTTCTGGACTCACATCACTCATTCAAGCTCACCTTCCACATAACCATATCTAGTATTAACTTCAAAATCTACTTCTCTAATTACCTTACCATCACTGCCGTTAAGTTCCGCTACACAGAGTTCTCTGAATGAGCAGCTCTTACATACTAAATTATTGGCAACTCTAGAAGTATTATCTTTCCATTCTTCTAATGAAAGAGACTTAAATTCCAGAATTTCTTTACCTGAATTAATTAAGTCCTTAAAAGAATTTTGAACTCGTTTAGATGTAAATGATTGTGGAACAATCTTATACTTGTCAGATTCATTGTTAAGTTTACGGTATCTAATGAACCCATACATACCTTCTCTAACTGACATTCCTAAAGCTCTAGCTGCACCTACATATCTAGGAATTTGAGGTAGTAGAGCCATTGAGTTGTCATCGTAGAAATCATATGTGAACTTCCAG